CACCAAGACCGCCAACGCCCTGCGGATCCTGGTCGGCTCCACCAACCAGACGCCCCCGGCTGGGCACGACTCGGCCAGCGTCAGCCTGCTGATCATTCGCTGAATCAGCTCACCCTAGAATCAACCCGACAGGAGGACCACTCCGCATGACCACCACCTTCCTTCACGGCGTAGAGGTTCTCCAGATTGACACTGGGGCCCGGCCGATCCAGACCATCCGCTCCAGCGTCATCGGCCTAGTCGGCACAGCGCCCGACGCTGATGCCCAGAAGTTCCCGCTCAACACCCCGGTGCTTGTCACCCGCCGATCGGAGATGTCCGGCATCGGCGAGGCCGGCACCCTGCCCACCGCCCTGGACCTGATCTACGACCAGGCCGGTGCTGTCGTGGTGGTGATCCGGGTTGAGGGCGCGAGCGAGAGCGCGATCATCGACAACATCCGCGGCGGCGTCACCGGCGGCGGCAGCTACACCGGCGTCCATGCCTTCATGGCAGCCGAGAACGCTGTGGGCTTTGCGCCGCGCATCCTGATCGCCCCCGGCTACACCCACCAGCGCACCAGCAACGGGATCCTCAGCATCGCCGTTCAGACCCAGGGCTCCGGCTACACCACTGCCCCGGCGGTCACCATCACCAGCGGCGGCGGCACCGGCGCGACGGCCGTGGCAGTGCTCGGCACCGGCGCCAACGCTGGCAAGGTGGTGAGCATCACCATCACCAACCCCGGCAAGAACTACGCCACCAGCCCGACCGTCGCGATCGCAGCGCCCCCGTCGGGTGGCGTGCAGGCTGTGGCCGGCACCGTCGAGCGCGGCACCGTGCGGTCTGAGGTGCTGGCCGAGATGGTCGGCATCGCCCAGCGCCTGCGCGCGGTGATCGTCGCCGATGGCCCGAACACCACCGACGCTGACGCGATCCAGATCGCCGACGACTTCGGCAGCGACCGCATCTACGTCGTCGACCCCTGGGTGCTGCGCGACGGCTCCAGCGTGCCCGCCTCCCCGGCTGTTGGTGGCCTGTTCAACAAGGTCGACAACGAGCGCGGCTTCTGGTGGTCCCCCTCGAACAACGAGCTCAACGGCATCGAAGGCACCAGCCGCGCCATCGACTTCACCCTGGGCGACTACAACTCCCGGGCCAACCTGCTCAACGAGCAGAAGATCGCCACGATTGTCCGCGAGCAAGGCTTCCGCCTCTGGGGCAACCGCACCCTGGCTAGCGATCCCCGCTACGCCTTCCTGTCGGTGCGGCGCACCGCCGACATGATCAACGAGTCGATCCTCAGGGGCCACCTCTGGGCCGTCGACCGCTGCATCACCGCCACCTACCTGGAGGAGGTGCAGGAGTCGGTGCGCGAGTACCTGCGCAGCCTCAAGGCACGCGGCGCCATCCTCGGCGGCGACGTCTGGGTGGATCCCGAGCTGAACACCCCGGTGAGCATCAGCAACGGCCAGGTGTTCTTCGACTTCGACTTCACCCCGCCGTTCCCGGCTGAGCGGGTCACCTTCCGCTCCCACCTGGTGAACAGCTACGTCACCGACCTGTTCGTCTGATCCACCCACCGCCCCATCGAGGACTGACCCATGGCCCAGATTCCCCGCGTACTGAAGAACTTCAGCCTGTTCGTCGACGGCCAGGGCCTGGCCGGCACGATCGACACGCTCACCCTGCCCACCCTCACCACCAAGATGGAGGAGTTCCGCGGCGGCGGCATGGACGCCCCCGTGGAGCTCGACATGGGGATGGAGAAGCTGGAGGGCAGCTTCGTGCTGCTCGAGTACAACCCCGACGTCATCGCCCTCTACGGCCTGGCGTCGGCCAACACCCAGATGACAGCCCGTGGCGCGATGCGTCGCGATGGCGAGGCCGCTGTGCCTGCCGTGGTCAACATGACCGGCGTGGTCAAGCAGCTGGAGAAGGGCGACTGGAAGGCCGGCGATCAGTCGAGCCCCACGTTCACCTTCGCCCTGCGGTACTACAAGCTGACCATTGGCGGCCGTGAGCTGGTGGAGATCGACAAGGTGAACATGATCCGCCGGATCAACGGCCAGGATCAGCTGGCCACCATCCGCCAAGCAATCGGAGTCTGATCGATGAGCAGCAAGCAACGCCCCGAACCCACCGCCAAGGTCGTCTTCGACTTCCCTGAGAAGGTGGGCGGGGTGGACGTGGACTTCCTGGTGATGCGCCGGCCCAAGGTCGGTGACCGGGTGGCAGCGTCCAGGGCCAGCAGCAACGAGGGCGAGCAAGCCGTTCATCTGGTGGCCAACCTCTGCGAGGTGCCCGTGGATGAGCTGATGCTGTTTGATGACATCAACTGGGGCAAGCTGGAGGCCCAGATCCTGGCTTTCAGGACGGCCAGGTCGTAGCAGTGGAGACCCTTCGCCGGGCTGTCATCATCCTGGCGAAGGCAACCGGCTGGGGCCTGGCCGAGATCCTCGAGCTCGACCTTGACGAGTTCTGGCTGTGGCTGGAGCAGGCCCAAGTGGTTGAGAATGAGATCGCGGAGGCGGTGAGCTGATGATCGGCGGGGGCGCGCAGAAGATCACGGTCGAGATCGGCGGCAAGATCGCCGCAAGTCTCGGCGCGTCGCTGCGCAGTGCGCAGATGCAGGTGTCGTCGTTCGGGCGGAACGTGAACCGCACGATGAACGACGCGGCGATCGCAGGCCGCAAGGGCTTCAAGGGCATGTTCGACAACGCCCTCTGGCAGCAGGCCGCCATGGGCGCGGCGGGCATCGGCGTGGCCTTTGGCGCCAGCATCCGCCAGGCGGCCCGTTTCGAGGTGATCCTCAGCGACATCGGCAAGACCGCCAACATCGGTCAGGGTGAGCTCAAGGCGCTGTCTGGTGAGCTGCTGCGGCTGAGCGGTCGCAACCTCACCAACCTGTCGCCGGAGAAGCTGGCGGCCGGCATCCAGGACCTGGTGGCCCAGGGCCTGGAGCTGAAGGATGCGGTCGCTTCGATGGAGTCCCTGGGCAAGGTGGCGACCGCCACCAACTCGGACCTGCTCGACGTCACCAAGACCGGCTTCCAGCTGCAGAACGCGCTGAAGATCCGACCCACGGAGCTCAAGGCGACGTTCGATGCGCTGGCGTTCGCCGGCAAGCAGGGCGCCTTCGAGCTGCGCGACATGGCGCAGTTCATGCCCACCATCGCAGCAGCAGCCGGCAGCCTCGGCATCGAAGGAAAGAAGGGCGCAGTGGCCCTCGCCGCCATGATGCAGATGGTGCGCAAGGATGCGCCCGACGCCGGCCAGGCTGCCACCCGGCTCACCGACGCCATGCTCAAGCTCACCGCCCCCGATGCGGTGAAGCGCTTCTCCAAGTTCGGCGTCAACATCGAGCAGGTGCTGAAGGACGCCAAAGCCAAGGGCATCAACCCCATGGAGGCGGCCCTCGATCAGCTGCAGAAGGTGACCGGCGGCGACGTCTTCAAGCTCTCCCAGATCTTCGGCGACAAGGAGGCCAAGCTGGCCCTGATGTCCCTGATGAAGTACCGGAAGGAGTACGAGAAGCTCAAGGCTGATGCGGGCGGATCGGCCGCGGCCGGCACCGTCGACAAAGACTTCCAGCGCAGCCTCGCCACCTTCCAGGGCACGCTCACCAGCTTCCAGAACAGCGCGCAGCGGCTCGGCATCGCAGTCGGCAATGCCCTCCTGCCCCCGCTCACCCGCATGGCGGAGATCATCACACCCATCGCCGAGGGCATCGGCTCCTGGGCCGCCGCCAACCCTGGCCTGATGACCGGCATCACCCTGATCGGCGGCGCACTGGCCGGCCTGGTGATCGCCCTGCCCGTCATCGCCGGGGTGGTGTCTGCCATCGGCACGATCGGCACCGCCATCGGTGCGCTCACGACCGCCTTCCCCGCGCTGGCCGGCATCGGCACCGTGCTGGCCGTGGCGGCCGGCCCGATCACCCTCATCGTCGCTGGCATCGTCGGCATCGGCGCCGCCCTGGTGGTCGCCTACCAACGGGTCGAGTGGTTCCGCGTCGGCATCGACGCCATGGTGGCCGGCGTCCGCGCAGGCCTCACCGGCTTCTTCACTTACCTCCAGGGCGCATGGACGTTCACCGTCGGCGTCTTCACCGGTGACATCGCCAAGATCCAGGCCGGCTTTGCCCAGGCCATCGCCGGCATCCAGGCCATGTGGTCCGGGTGGTTCGGGTGGATCACCACCATGTTCTCCAGCGTGGTGCCCAAGCTGATCGCCTTCTTCGCCCAGCTGGGCCCGGGCATCCTGTCGCTCATCGCGCCCATCCCTGCTCAGATCATCAACCTGTTCACCAGCTCAGGCATCGGGCAGCGGATCATCAACAGCATCATCGACGGCCTCAAGGCCAGGGCCGGCGCCCTGTTCTCCTGGGTCGGTGGTGCAATCTCCCGGATCGGCTCGATGATCGGCGGCGGTGGCGGTGGCGAGAGCTCTGGCGGCGGCGCACCGGCCACGCCACCCGGCCGCGCAGTCGGCGGCCCCGTCCGCGCTGGCTTCCCCTACATCGTGGGCGAGCGGCGCCGCGAGCTGTTCGTGCCTGGGTTCGACGGTGCGGTGATCCCCCGCATCGCTCGGCCCATCACCGCCGGCGCCATGGCGGCCCTGCTCTCCGCCGGCCCTGGTGCTGCCCTGGCCGCTGCC